GTCCACCCTATCGTGTTTGTAAGCGTATAGGCGGGGCTAGAACCCGTTTCTGAGTCCACGGTGACACTCAGCGTGCCACCTTGCGACAACGTGGCCTCTACAGCGAATTTGAGGGCTTGTTTTGTCCTGATGGGGTCACCCATCTCATTGAGTGCAGTCTGGATATAACTGCTCACATTGCTTGTACTGTCGCTGTACAACTGTCTTAATACTTTATTATCATCTGTGCCATACAGTTTGACCTTTCCGCTGAAAGGCACAGAGGTCACATACTGAATGTTGCCCTGGCTAGACACAAACCACTTCTTCTCAAAGAAAATACACTGGATATACCGTGACCCTGATGGACCTATAGGGAAAGAACTGTTTACATAGAAGTTGAACACCGCACAAAGAATGTTGTTGAGCAGCGTTTGACCAGCTGTGACAGGTTTACTGAAGTCAATATAGGGAAAAATACCGTCTAGAGGGTCACTAATTTTTGTGGTGGTAGAACCGACCAGGGCATAAATACCATAGTCGTTCATAAAGAGCACTGACCTGAAATAGGGGAAAATGGCGTATATTCTGGATGTACCTATAGACGCACTCACGTTGGTGTTGGTGAACACCGTAGCCCCTGTGGAGGTCACTTGCAAGTCAGAAAACACGTTGATGCTATCGTCTCCGAACACATACAAGAAGTTGTTGGCAGACAAGAGTCCCTTGATGTTGCCGTGCAAGGTGCTGTCCTGAATGTTGAACGCCACAGCAGAGACAGACGTGAAATCTGTGGGGCTTGTGGAGGCAGACGCATACACCGTGCGCCCCTGTGCCACCCAAACTCTGTTGGAAAAGGTAGCCAAGTCCACTATGGGGTTTAACTGCACAGTCGCAACAAGGTTTGCACCCGTGCCAGTTCCACCTGATACCGCCACAGACGGTGCAGAGGTGTAACCCGTGCCAGGATTGTTCATAATGACCTGGCTGACCACATTTCCAGAAACAATAGCAGTTGCATTTGCGTTTGCGCCCCCACCACCCGTGATGGTGACTGCCAGGTTGCCATACTGACCGTAGCCTGTGCCCCCGTTAGTGACCTGAATGGTCACTGCACCTGTGGCAAAAGTGACGAGCTGGGCTAGAGCAGTTGCATTTGAGCCGCCACCACCGGAAATGGTGACACTAGGCTGAGACGTGTACCCGCTACCCGCATTTGTCAACGTGATGGCATTCACAATACCCGTGGAAAGTGCTGCATTTGCAGTTGCACTCGACCCACCGCCCCCAGTAATACTCACAGAAGGTGGATTAAGGTAGCCCGAGCCAGGCGTGACCACAGAAATAGCCACCACATTACCGCCAGAAATAGTAGCTGCAGCCGTAGCCGTGCTTCCACCCGTCACGTCAGGCGTAGAAAGGGTCACCGTTGGCACAGACGTGTAGCCTGATCCACCCGTTAAAACTTGTATGCTCTGCACCCCGCCAGAACCTGTGGTAATTGAGGCCACAGCTGTTGCACGAACACCGTTGGCATTGTTGGGCGTGGAAATTACCACGTTTGGAGCAGACGTGTAGTTGATACCAGGGTTGGTAATCGCAATACTACCCACAGAACCTACCGGAATTAGACTAACCCCATTCCAGTCAAACAAACCATTGTTGGGGTCACCCACAAACAGGTCAGTATTTTGGTATTGCGTGCTAGATACGTTGGCATTAGACAGTGTGCCTGTACTCGCAATAGTGACAAAGTTGTTGGAAGTCAGGTCAAATGCTTGTAAAGAACCGTCTGACTGTGCAGCCACCACATAATCATCATTGATATTGGCAGAAGTAAGATAAGTGACGTTGCTGGTAAACACCACCGCATTTGCACCGTTGGTCACGTTGCTACTGGTGGGAATAATCCGCATATTGCCAGAACCCACGGGCATGGCGTTCTCTAACCAGGAGAACTCATCCTTGTCGATAGCCGTGCGGTTGGCCTTGGTGTTGAGACCCTTAAAAGCCTTGATTACCTGATAGGACTTCTTCTGTTCTGCGGAGGCCATGTTTAACCTCCACTACTATATGGATCAGGAATCCTTCTAGTGAACGTACTGTTGAGTATGTTCAAGACGTGCTTGTTGTACTCTTGCTTGAAAATCTCAGCCTCACCGTAGGACTGTTCGTAAAACTTAGCCTTGTAGGCTGCGTAATATTGCACAGACGTATTCCACGGGTCAATGATGCTATCAGTGACGTTAGGACTATTGAGAGACAGAGCTGTGGGCAATATGTTGGTATCTACTTCAATGAAGTAAGACTGATCGGGAATGGGGGCAATGTAGATNGCNTGTTGTCCATACATACTGAAACAGATGGGTCTACCCACATAATTCTGCCAGTATCGCAGTTGGGCGGTAAAGTTGGACCAAGGCAGATAACGCAGAGGAATCCTACTATTGCCCCANTAAAGGTTAATGTTGACAACATCATAGACGTTGATACCCTGTGGNAGAGCATTAAANGGGATGATTTCACANTTNCTCACATACTGCAGCTGGGCAGTGCCGTCTGCAAAAGGGGTGGACGGGGGGAAAGGACTAGACCCAGATGGATAGGCTGGAGCAGAGCTGCCAGATGTCCCGCTCTGGGTGTAGACGTAGTTAAAGATGTTGGAGAAGACGTACTGACCAGCCGTGACTGCGGTGTTGCCAGCCCATGCGGTGGGTGAAACACCTGTCAGGGCTGTAGAGTTATAAGCCAGGGGAGCTGTTGTCGTTTGTAGGTTTCGTAGGCAACCCGTATCTCTGACCGTGCGCTCTCTCGCCTCGTTAATGTAGGTTGTTAGCTGGTTTTGCGTCCAGAAAACATTGTTAACGTCATGGAGCAAATTTTCAACTTGGCTGAGATAGTCGTTAAGCGTTGCCATTTGCTGTCCATGTTATGCTACCCGCTGTGCTTTTTCCCCCGCGCCTTTTTCAAGACGCAAGGGTACTCGAACAACAGCCGAGGGTAACGAGCTGTTTTTCCCTGGTCTTTCAGTTGTTATTTCAAACTGATCCAACTTTTTTAAGCCTTCTTTCAGCTCACTGTGAAGTTGAATCCAACCCCAGCGAACTAGGATATGCTCTCGATCTTCAAGGCCATACCCAAACAACTGCACAGCCACCTCTAGAGGTAGCTCTACAGAATTATTCTTTTTAAACTCGTAAGGACCTACAGCAAGCTGTAAGTCCCCACGGTTAGTTACGAACACATTCATTAGAATGAAACAACGTCACCATAAACAGAGACAGTCACTGTTGCCGTACCATTGCCTTGAGTTACATTGAAATACAAGGCAGAAGTTGTTGCGCCAGACACCGCAGTGTTTGAAAGATAAGGTTGTGCAATTGTCAGATCTTGGTATCTACCAGCTGCAGTAATGTTAGCAAGTACAACGCTAGAAACGATTGCATTGCTTGCATTTGCATCTGAACTGGTGGTGATCGTCACATACGCATTGTTTGAACTAGCACTTGGATTGCTAATTGTTACTCTGCGTACAATGACAGATCCAGAACTTGTTACATTGCCACTATTTGTCAACCCACCTACTACTAGGGGAATTGTAGCAACCGCATTTGCAGTGGTTGCAAGTGAAACAGCTGTAGCAACACCAAGCCGACTATTGCCAAATGAATCTAAATACAGTTGTGCAACTGCGTCAGCGTTTGCCATGATCTAACTCCTTAGACGTTATTGAATGTGCCAGACACGTTCTGACCACCGTCAACAGTCAACAAAGTAACTGTAGCGTTGGTAACAGAAGAGTTGGCAAACACGTTAACACCGTCAGAGAAGATCATGCCACCAGTGTTGTTTGCTAGAACAATAGAGGTTGCTGTTGCGTTACCAGCTGTGTTAACTGCTGAAGTGGCCTGGATGGTCACGTTAGCAGTGGGAAACACAATGTAAACACCAGCGGGAATGACGTTACCAACTGTGGTAGCGGGAGTAGTGGTAATCTGGAAATACGCACCAGGCGTATTAGCGACTGCACTTGCAAGGATAATTTTATTAAGAGCTAATGCCATTTTATATTCTCCTTATAGCGACAAGTAGTTGTAGCCAGTGATCTTAGACATTGACTTGGGCTTTACAGACACCAATTCAGCAATCATAAGAACAGCACCAACGTAACCGATTTGCCAATTGGGTAGAGTGGACTCAAACCCTGTAAACACAAACGAACCTTGCTCGTGGATATAGAGCGACAAGTAGTTGGTGTTCAGGAAGTACACAGTACCTTCTGGGCAGTATGGGTCTGGATAGATTGGCACGCCAGCAACCATCAAAGCGCGGAAAGCAGCTTGAGGGCCGTTGTTGTCACCGTCAAAGCCAGAGCCTGGGGTAATAACATATTGCTCTTGACCAACAAAGTCTTGAGCCAACAAAGTCCATGTACCAAATCCGCAGACACCGAAAGAAGGCATTTCTGCGCCCTTTTTCACTGTACCAGAGATGTACTGGAGAATGTTTTGTCTTGTGGGATTCACGTTGCCAGCAGCGTAAACCTTAGACTGCCACCAAGTGTAGGTAGAGCGGTTAATGTTGCCGTAAGTCGTTTGGTATGTAGCACCACCTGTACCGTCATCCACAGCAGCGGGCAAGCCGATGAACTGTTGATTGTTGGTAGTGTTGTTGTACAAGGCCGTTGCCATTGCGTCCATCATGACGTTTGTTGCGTCATTCATACGGGCTTCAAT